TAGCAGCAAATGATTCCTCAGCCCTGGATTTCCAAAAACCAGTTGCTGAAACAATTTCTTTTAGCGATAGCGCTTTAATTGTGCTAATTTTTATTCGAAATGTTTTTGACACAGCAACTTTGTCAGACACACCGGCTTTGTCTTTTACCCCAGACAGCAAAGTTGAAACCGTTACTTTTGGGGACTCAAGTTCTTACGCCTTCAATCAGTTTTTGACTGAAACGTTTGCAATGAATGACCTTGCCGATGTTGGCGACGGTATTTCTTTTGATTTCATTGACTTTACAGCCAATGTTGTTATGATTACGGAAGCGGCAACCATTGGGTTTGACACTTCTGCAACAGATTCTTTTTCACTGTCGGACGCAGGAGTGGGGTCGATACAAGATTATTGTGACATCACATATTTTGCTGAAGACTACGTGGGAATTCAGTTCACTTTTTAACAGGAGAAGGTCATGTTGAACGATAAACTTACAGTCACTGGCAACGTCTTCGTCAAAGTTTTTGACGCACAAGGCAATGTCAAAGACTCTCGTGAATTCAAAAATTTGGTTGTTACCGCAGGCAAGACCTTTATTGCGTCTTCAATGCTCAAAACGACCAATTCGCCAGCAGCCATGACGCACATGGGGTTGGGGACAGGTACGACCGCAGCAGCCGTTGGCGATACCGCGCTGGAAACCCCAATTTCGGGTTCACGGGTAACTTTTTCGTCGGCAACTTCGTCTACAAACGTCGTTACTTACGTGGCCAGTTTCCCAGCTGGCACTGGCACTGGTGCTGTTACCGAAGCCGGTATCTTTAACGACCCCACAACTGGAACCATGTTGTGCCGTACGGTGTTCTCAGTTGTCAACAAAGGCGCAAATGACGCCATGAGCATCACCTGGCAAATCACCGTCTCCTAATTGGGGTGTCTAGATGTCAACAATTGTCACTCGTGCAGGTAAAGGCTCGCCGTTAACCAATACGGAAGTCGATGCCAACTTTGTAAACCTAAACACTGATAAGTATCAGGCTGGCGGGGCATTGGGGACACCTGCGTCTGCGACACTGACCAACGCAACGGGGTTACCCCTTTCTACTGGTGTTACTGGCACTTTGCCTGTTGGCAACGGCGGTATAGGGCTTACAACTGCAACTGGTGTTTTGGTTGGCGCAGGCTCTACGGTTTCTGCGGTAGCTGCGGGGACAGTGGGTAACCTGCTGACTTCAGACGGTACGACCTGGACTTCTGCTGCGGCCCCAACAGGCATGGTCTACCCTGGTGCGGGTATCCCTAACTCCACGGGAACTGCCTGGGGAACTTCGTATAGCACCACTGGCTCTGGTACTGTCGTTGCCTTGGCAACGTCGCCAAGCTTTACAACCCCCGTTCTTGGGACGCCGACTTCGGGCGATTTCAGCACGGGCACATTTACATGGCCCACTTTTAATCAGAACACCACTGGTTCCGCTGCTTCTGCCACAAATGCAACGCTGGCAACTCTTGCCACATTGGCCACTACGGCTACGCTGGCTACAACTGCAACCACAGCAAATGCCACAGCAGCGGCTTTGACGGCGGGGACATACATCACAAGCGGTGGTACTTTTGACGGGTCAACGGCCCGCACGTTTGCAGTAGACGCAACCACCACCAACACAGCCAGCAAAGTTGTTGCTCGGGATGCTTCGGGTAACTTCAGCGCAGGGACGATCACTGCGACTTTGAGCGGCGCAGCTTCTTCGGCTACCAACGCAACCTTTGCTTCGTCCGCCACCAACGCCACTTTTGCTTCGTCAGCTACCAACGCTAGCGCAGCTACCAATGCAGGCTACGCTACAAACTCGGGCTACGCTACAAACTCGGGCTACGCTACCAACGCCAACAGGGCGTACCCCAATCGTTCTGACGGAACAGGGATTAACTGGTACTGGTCTGGCCAGGGTGGTCAACCTACATGGCTTTGGGGCGGTAATGACGGCGTTAATTTTTACGTCTATAACCCTAGTAATTTTTCTGTTGCCGTCGCTACCAACGCAAGTTCAGCTACCAACGCAAGTTACGCAAGTTACGCAAATTCGGCAGGTTCAGCTTCCAACGCAGGTTACGCTACCTACGCAGGTTCAGCAGGTTCTGCTCCAGCTTACACCACGTTTAACAGCGTTGGTAGCATATCTGTTTTGGCGTCAGGCGCTGGCATTCCCAACGGGACGGTTGGTGGAACCACCGCTTCAGGCTGTGTTTACTACTACTACAACTCGCCTACCACAGCCGCGCTATCTGGGACCTGGAGATTTTTGGGAAACACATACAGCGTTGCGGGCGTTGCAATCAGAATATCCTAAAGGAACAACATGGCCACATTCACATTAGAGTTTGTAACTGATCCTGTTTATCACAATGCTGAAGAGACTCACATTGAGTGCCGGGTTAAGTGGAGAGAAATACCCGAGGTGCTTCCGTTTAGCGCCAATGCTTGGGACCCAGAACCGCATGGTCAGAAACTGTATGCAGAGTTAAAAGCGGGCGTGCATGGGCCAGTAGCGCCGTTTGTTTTTGATCCTGTCAGGGCATCCGCAGAAATAAGAAGCATGAGGGATTATTTAATTGCTCAGACTGATTGGACACAAGCGCCGGATGTGCCCGCTGCCACAAAAGAAAAGTGGGTTGACTACCGCCAAGCGCTTAGAGACATTACGCAGCAATCTACGTTTCCAACAACGGTCACTTGGCCAGCTGTGCCATTTTAAGGAAAACAAATGAACGCTTCCTTGATGGGCCGTTTAATTGCTGTTTTGTTTTTGAGCCGAGAAATTACTCATCGTGAACATTTGCGGACTACCAGTTATGCAAAACACATAGCACTAAACGAGTTTTACGACGGCATCATTGAAATTGCTGACAGCATTGCAGAAGCCTATCAAGGAAGATACGGAATCATTGACATCATCCCCATGCTGGACGCACCTGCCCCAGGAGAAATTGCGGATGTACTTGAAGGGCAATTGGCCCTGGTTGAGCAACTACGTTACACTTCTGTTGACAAGCAACAGACCGCGATTCAAAACTTAATTGACGAGGCAGTTGCTTTGTATTTAAGCACTTTGTACAAATTGCGAACGTTCAAATAAGGACATTCTGTTATGCCAATACTTTTTACAAATAACGCAACTGCGCCGCTTGCTTCGTCAATTTCTTCTTCGGCTACCACTATTGTGGTGACTACTGGTCAGGGAGCGTTGTTTCCTGCATTGTCAGGGTCTGATTATTTTTACGCCACACTGACAAACTCCAGCAACCAGCTTGAAATTGTAAAAGTAACTGCGCGGTCGTCCGATACCATGACCGTAGTACGGGGGCAAGAAGGTTCTACTGCTCAAGCTTATTCCGCAGCCGATAAAATTGAAATTCGTGTAACTGCTGCTGGGCTGACTAATATGGTTCAGCTGGACGGGGCACAAACTATAACCGGAGTAAAGAATTTTGCGACGACCCCTACTTTTAGCGGTGGGGCGTTAGCAGTATCCGGTGGCGGAACTGGGGCTACTACAGCTTCTGGAGCTAGGACAAGCCTGGGCTTAGTAATTGGTACAGACATGCCTTCTCCTACGGGTACGGGAGCATCGGGGTCTTGGAGCATTAACGTCACGGGTAGCGCAGGCAGCGCCACAAACGCAACCTTAGCCACTTTGGCCACTACCGCCACTTTGGCCACCACGGCCACTTTGGCCACGCTTGCTACTCTAGCCACCAATGCCACAACCGCTGGTTCCGTCTCTGGGGGGCTGCTGTACAGACAAGCGGCAAGCAGTTCATTTACTTGCCCTTCTAATACGTGGACAACTGTTTCTGGGGCTACATGTACAACAGGCACCTCTTACTTGATAGGCATTTCTTGGAACGTTACATCCCCAGCAAATTCTTCTTTTTATGGTACTTGTGTATTCTCTGGTAACACGTTAGCTGGAAACGGGTCACCAACAACAACTACTTGGAACGTTAATGGGCGAGGTTCCCAGCAGGAAACTGTGCTTTTGAGATTCTCAAGTACGGGAGTGCTTGAAGTGTATTGGTATCCCGGTAGCGTTACCACCGTTACCATGTCCTACACTTTATATTCTCTCGGGGCATAAACAGCAGGAGTAAAAAATTGATCCGCTCACCCTTCTGGCAATGGCAAATGGTTGCGTTGCGGCCATTAGAAAAGGATGCGAACTTTACAAAGAGGTAAAGGGAACTGTCGCTTCTGCTCAAAAGGCGGCGAAAGAAGTCCAGGCAATTGCAGAAGAAGTCGGAGGTTTCTTCGGGTTCTTCAAAAAGAAAAAGCCTCAAGCAGCCGCTCCTGTTGCTGCACCTAAGCCAAAAAAAGCTGAACCAGAGGTTTGGGATGA